CAATTGTAATCGCATTGGTTGAATCAGTTAATCCATTTTGGTATCCCCAACGGTCTGTTGCTGAATCATAACCGAATGCAATATTGCCTGCTGCATCAGAACCTCTATCAATTATAATACCCCCATCACCTGCTGTTGCAGATCCTGAAGCTAATAAGATAAATTTATCTTCAACATATAAGTCCGCAGTGTTAACAGTTGTAGTTGTACCATTAACATATAAATCGCCAGTTACTGTTAAGTTATTTCCTATAGTAACATTATTAGGTAATCCAATTGTATATGACGGACCTGCTCCTAATGCTTGTGCCGTTGTACCTGTAATTTCAACTTCATTTGATGTACCAGTTAAAGATATTGTTGTGTTACCTTGAACTGCTGTGTTTGATGACGAACCATAATTAACTGCAATTGTTGGCTGACTTCCTTCGCCTGTATTTGAACCGATCGAAACACCTGTACCTGTACCTAAATTTGCAACATAATCGCCTGTTGTATCAGTTCCTAATGCTACTGAGTTAGCTGCAATAGAAGCTACACCTGCTGAAGATATTGTGATATCACCTGATACAGTTGCAAAAATTGAACTAGAATAGTAAGGCAACATTGACCCAGAGTTAACTGAGAATGTTTGTGCCGCAGATCCGTTATATGCTGTACCAGATAATCCAGCTCCCGCTGTTAATGAATCTAAGTTAGTTCCTAGAGCTTTACCGGATATAGTTGAATTAGCTAAACTAGAATTAGGAATAGCGCCTAATGTAAATGTAATAGAATCCGCACCAGCATCTCCTACGATTGCTAAACCTGCTCCTGAGGATGATGCGAATGTTAATGTGTCTGCCTGTGCGTCTGTAATTACATTTACGCCATTGATTGACATCGTAGCAAATGTGTTCGGCAAGCCCGCAGCTATTAAATATCCAGAATCATTATTTAATTGTGAAATGTTACTGCCCGAGACAACAACCTTTTTCCATTCTGCCATGTTTATTTCCTTGTTTTATATATAAATATCGTATTTCAGTTAAAATCAATCCAAACCTACCCAAAATGAAGTAGATGTAAAATATATACCTCCGTTTGGTGCTGGATTAGATAATTGTGAACTTTGAGTTGCTACTGTTATTACACCGCTTTGTGATACTGTTAATAACGATTGATTGCTCCAATTCTTTATAATAAAAATATCATTAGCTGTACTAGTGATTCCAACAGAACCTGTGACTGCTAAAGAGCCTGTCAAATTAAGTGATCCAGTTATTATCGGTGCAAATAGTCTCATTTAGTATAAATATCGTTTATTACGTTTTATGGTAGTCCGTACGTGGTTTTAATTGCATTGTAGTTTTGTGTAATTTCTAAAGCTGATAAGGCTCTATTGTACAATCTCATTTGGTAGAATACTGGTTGAAAAGCTGACCCTGAATTATTCATCTTATCTGTATGTCCAGTTCCGGCGTTTGAATGTCTTGAACCAAAGTAGAAATTATTAGTAGTGAATAGGGTTTGAGCTGTAATGGTATCGGTTGTTCCGACTTGCGTACTATTCAAGTATAAGCTGTGTGCAGTGTTGTTTATAACAAAAGTCCAATGCCTTATTGAATTGCTAGGTGTTACTGCTTCATTGGAAGCTAAACCAGGTCTACCATAGTTGATACCAGTTGCACTTCCCATAAACGCAAAATAGCCGCGACCTCCACTATAAACCTCATTACCCCAAACAGTTGCCCAATGGGAGGTTGGATTAAATGATGCTACAATTTCGACAGTTACCGTATTGCTGTTAATATTATAAGGAACGCTGATATAGTCATTTCCAGTATAACTTGCGTTATTTAATTTTATACCACCTCCATTATTTGATACATAAGTTGGAGAACCTTGCAAAGTTGCGTCATATCCATTACTAGTAGCATCTATCCACGTAGTTCCTGAATTTGGTGCAGTTTGTAGGTTAAACACTAAACCCGACGTTACTATAGATGAAGTATTATTTGAGCTAATATTGGGCTGTACGGGATATAAAAAACTAAATGGAATTATCATATCATATTCTTAACGTTAGCAACATATAATGTAGATTCATCATATGAAATAAATGTTAATATATCAACACTAGTAGTTGTAGTTGGGATATATGCTGATCCAGATGGTTGTTTTACTGATGTAGGAAACGAAACGGTTGCACTACCTGTCGTTGATATAAGCAATGTACTTGTAACGCCTGGGCGTATATTTGAAGGGTTTATAAATGTGGTTGTTCCTGCAACTAATTGTAATGTATAAAAACTCGATCTTGATAAATCTATAGATGCTGTATTAGATGAAATTGATAATGCTACTACATTACTTTGAGTTGAACCCGTAACAATTAATGATCCAGTAACAGTTAAATTACCAGTAATAGTAACATTTCTTGTTGAAAAATCACCTCCAATTAATGGAGTGCCGTAATCATTATGTATGTATAATTTATCAGACTCTGTTACAGAACTAGTTGTACCTGCTCTAAATCCTAAATAAACATTGCGCTGAGACGTGTTACTAGCATTTTTACCTGCTTGGTATCCAAATGCTACATTATTGCTTCCGCCGTTGTATAACGCTTGATAACCTGTTGCGACACTATTATATACATTACCGCCTCCTGCTGCTTGATTACCAACTGCTGTTGTTGCCCATCCTGCTACATTGCTACCCAATGCTCCATTTCCGATTGCAGTGTTTATATAACCTGTTTGATTAACTTGCATTGCAGCATGGCCGAATATAGTATTATTATATCCGGTTGTGTTTTGAGTTAATGCTGCAGTGCCTACAATCAAATTTGTTGTAATATTTGGAGTAGCTGGTCCATATCCAATTATAAATGGAAATGTTGCTGTTGAATCTAAATAAATATTTTTTGCATTGTTATAAAATGTACCATTAAGTGTTACATCTTGTGTCAATGTGTTTAAATACGATGCTGTTGCTGATGCACCTCCTACATTTAATGCGTGTGATGCTGTTAATGCATAAGATGCTGAAGTTGATGTTAATGCATATGAAGATGATTGTGGCGATGGATTTTGTAATGCTCCGCCGACAGTGACAACTGCTGTTCCGCTTTCTAAAGTTGGAAACGAAATTGTTACAGTATTAGAATCTGTTAAATCAATATTTTGCGGAATCATTTCATCATAATTAGTGTCATACGTTTGTACTAAAACATATCGCGATTCTAAATTATGAATAACAGTCCATGTAGATGAATTGCTAAATGATTGAGTATAGTTGCTACTATATAATGTGTCAATATATGAGGCTGTTGCTGCAAATGAACTAGATAATGCCTGTAACGCATATGATGCTGTTACTGGTACATTTAATGCATATGATGCTGTTGTTGCAAATGAAGCAGTCCCAAATAATGAGCCTGTTATGCCTGATCCTGACACTAATAAACTTCCAGTAATTACAGCCGATCCGCTATACGGAAACCCAGAGCCTGTTAACGCATATGATGCTGTTAATGCAAAACTAGATGAAATATCATACAATGAACCCGTACGTAGTTGGCCTGGTCTTAATTGTCTTGTCATTATGCCCATCTCCCATTTACTACAATTACGTCTTGAGATTCGATGCTATATCCTAGCAATGCAGTATCAAATACAATTGTTTGTGTCGCCATATCACTAGGTGTCCAATTATATGCAATCTTGTCAATATATTGTCCGTTCATATAAACATTAAATTCATTTTTGCTAGCAGTTTGTAGTGTAGTTGGATTAATTTTCGCAGTCGCAGCAATTGTTACTGTGGTTGCAGATGAATATGTTGCAAACTGATCTGTTAATTGTGTCAAGTAACCCATTGTTGCTGCATCTACCGTTGTAGAAGAGCCACCACTTGATACTAATACACTGCCGCCACTTGAAATAATATTCTGTGCTTGTAATAATTGATTTGGTACAATTGTACTACTAAATAAATCTGTATCGATATCAATCACTGTATCAAATGATAATTTTTTAATTGAATACATTTTTCTTATAGTTGACAATCTATTTTCTTGTGCTGACAATAATGTGCCTTGCACAGTTAGTGGAATTGTAGCTCGTACTAGACGGTCTTCGCCAACGGTATTAACTGTCTCGGTACTAATTGAACCTATAGAAGTTGGAAATTTATTTCCATCATTTCCCCAAGAAAATCTACCATATGGCAGTATTTGATCAATCAATTCGTTTATTTGTTCTGTGAAATCACACCATATCAATAATTCATATTCTAAAGTAACATATTTAGGAATATCTACAATATATATTTGTTCTGATGGTTGATTTTGATTTGTTGGAATTGGGAATAGTTCGTCTTCATAACGATTCCTGTCATTGTACTTGCTTTTATAAATCAATTGGTTTGCAGACTGTGGACGATTAACATCTAAAGTTTTTTGTGAATCTCGTTCTGCAACGCTATTACGTTTTATCATGATTACTGGAGATTGTAACATACCTTTTTCATCACGCAAATATCCTAAACGTCTTACATTATCCCACTTCTCACCATTAGCAAAAATTGTCGGAACTGAAATTAATTGTTCGTCTGCAGTTATTTGTGGTCGTATATCATTATCAAGAAACCACTTAATTGCATAATCAATATCATATACCGTGCGTTGCTGAGATCGTACAACATCGTCATCACGTCGTATTTGTGATGCACGATTTAACAATAAATCAGGCGTTAATCCTTCAGTACGAATTAACTCTGGTTTATTTGTTTTACGATCAATATTTTGTCTATTCAATCTAGGCATTAATATCCTTTATATGCAGGTGCGTCATTATTGCCGCCTCTTCTAATATTTTTTATACCTTGTGGCGTTTGTCTTGTTGCATGTGCATCACATATTACTGATACACTATATCCATGTTCTGATCCATTTGGCCATGTGTCTGGGTTTTTACCAGCAAAATACTGATTAGCATCTACATTGTCAATTTCATAGTATTCATTATCCCATAATATGATATCGCCAACTTCAGGAAAAAAGTCTGCTCTTTCTAAGATATCTCTAGATAATCCAAATTGTGCTGTTCTAGTATATGAATGACCGAAATCATCCATAGAAGCAGTTTTGCCTTCTTTTGTAATTAAACACGGAATTAATATTGAATCATAAAAAGCTTTTTTTGTAGATTCACCATACAAATTAGATTTGCTTTGTTCTACACTTAATTTAAAAAATTCAATTTCTGTGTCAACAATTGCATTGATCAATTCTGAATTAATTGCTGCTAAAAATCTAGCATCTCGTTTTCCGCCAAATAGTGCCATTAAACTTCTCCTTACCCAACATAAATTTTTAATGGAACTTTTGCTAGAATTTCATTCATTTGAGTTGATTCTGCATTTTGTCTTGTTATCATTGCTTCTCGTGTCATTTTATCTAAAAATTCACGAAGCTGTGTTATTAACGATTCTTTTTCACTTTGCCCTTGAGAGACTAATTCAGATCCATTTAATGTTATTTCTGAATTTGGAATTGGAACTGAACTATATTTACCTCGTACGAAGCCTAACATTTCTTTTGCTAGAGCCGTTGCATATTTAATAATCCACGCACGCCCCATATCATTAATGCTACTGTATTTTTGATATGTATATGGTATATTAGACGCGTCACTTACCGCACCGTTTATAAGTGCTGTATTGCCGAATAAAAGTGCGTCATTATTCTTTTGTTCTTCGAAGATATAGTCAATCCAAACTTGTCCGTAAAATATAGATGATGCCGAACTTCCTGTACCTGATGTTGGTATTGGATAAAATTTAATATCATCTCCATGTATCTCAAATGTGTAATGAGACTTACGTATTTGATCATTAAACTCAATTGCTTGTAGTCTCAATAAATCTGCATGTATTGGCATCATCATAAAACTAATTGAAGGAGAAAAGCCTCC